CTGTAACTACAAGAAGCGGTAGGGGCAATAGCAAACGCCCGATCCATCTTAGCTTGACGGGCCAGCTGTGCTGCTGTGTCAATCGCAGTTGCAAGCTCGTTGACAAGGACTTCGGCTTTAGAGCCGGTGAGACGACGTGTGAAGTAAGCATCCAGGGCCTTTCCAAACTCTTTGTAGGACACGTTGTAGTATGCCAAGAAGTTTGCCAAACCCAAGATTCCTAAGCCTACCTGGCGGTCCACTTCTGGTGGTAGATATTCTCCTGTTTCTCCAACACCTGTCTGACCGTGAAGACTGATCAAGGAACTCATTCCTTCCACGAATGCTGGCACTAGGTCATCGACCGCACAAGCACCGAGATTGACGTGCTGAAGAAGACAAGTGCCACGACTAGGAAGATAAACCTCAAGGCAGACATTTCCATAGATTCGTTTTCCGTTGCTGTCGTAGCGGATCTTGTTAAGCCAGAGGTCGCCCTTCTTGATTCCATCAAGGGTAGCTGCTACCAGTTCTGGAGAAGCAACATCAAGAAAGTTCCTGTCAACATTGAGGCATCGCTTCACCCACGCAAGATCTGAACGACTGGCACGGATGAAATCAATAGCATCGGGATGAGTATAGTCAAGATGACAAACAACAGCTCCGTTCTTGTAGACTCCACCACGTCTGAGCGTTTCATTAAGAGCAGAATAGATGCGAGCAAAAGAAACAGGGCCAGACGCAGTAAGACCACGCCCATTATCAGCGCCCTGCGGACGAAGCTTGGAAAGGTGAACAGCAACTCCAGCACCGTTACGGAGAGCGTGTGAGACAAAGCGCCAAGAGGCTTCAATGCCTTCGGGTCCCTCCATGCTGTCCTCAACGACAAACACGGTGCAACTGACGGGAAGGCGAGACTCCGGATTGTCGATCCACGATTGAACGCGGCCGGTCCGGGCGATGGTGTTAGGGAGGTCTCCCAGGTCAGCGTAGCTGGTCATACGAGGTCGTCAAGAATGGGTGGTTGGTAGTTGGGCCCCTTCATCACTTTACCATCTGCTCGACGTTGGGGCTTCCCATCGACCAGTTTGCTCATGTTTGATTCGAACACCCTTCTCATAGCGGTGTCCAGGTCCCAGCCACGAGCGGCTGCGTATTGGTAGCAGACGAACACGAGGTCTGCCAGCTCCTTTAATTGGTCCGTAATAGGTGTATCACCATGCTCATCATCAAAAGCATAGTGCCACTCATTGTATTCCTCATCAATTAGCCGGGCTTGAAGCTCGTGGACATTCTCATCCAGAGTGTTGATCGGTTGCTCCATCGCCTGTCGGAAGGTGATGGCCTGCTGAAGCAGTGATGGGCTGATCATCGATTGCGACCCTCAGAGACTTGAGCAATCTTCTTTTCGATGTAGGCCTTTGCCTTCAGCAGATCATCCAGCTCTGACTCATAATCTTTATGCCCTGCTCGACATACATACTTGACAACATTACCACAAAGGAAGTCCAGGTTCTGGTCACTGATGAAGTCCCAAACCTGAACCTTGCCACGCTGATAGTGAGAGGGGGAATACTTAGTCACGGGGTTGGAAGAGCTCTTTGTAGGCTGGGTTGGTTCGGATTTTCCAGAGGGAGTAGGCGTTCCAGATTCGGCCCACGGGTCCTCTACGGTTGAAGGCTTGTCGGTCGAGCCACAGTCGGAATCCAAGAACTCTCTTAAAGACTTGTAGACGGATTGCAATTCTTGAGTTTCGAAGTAGTAGGTCCACATAATGGAAAAGGTTTCTATCCAAAAAGTAGAGAACAATAAGGACCAGACTGATCTCTAGTCCAAAGGTGAAACGTGTGGCGTCCATAGGATGGGTTCCTTTGTGGTTGAGTTGTATTCGCCCGGACGAAGGATCCTAGCCAGACGAGCGTTGAGTAGGGCGTCCTCCTCGGTGAGTCCTGCCTTTTCGTAGGCAGTAACCACAGCATCCCATGGATCTTGGGCCTTGTCAAGGATCTTCTTGGCCCCTACGGAACCAACGCCTGGCACTCCTTTGTAGCCATCCACTGGGTCTCCAGTCAGGCACTGGGTCCAGAACCAGTAGTCAGCTTCCTCTGGGGTCACATTGACCTCGCTGTCCCCATTGAAGAGGCGGCAGGAGATCTGCTTCATGTCTTTATCCGGGCTGACCAGAATAAAGTCAGAAGGATCAAGGTGACACTCCAGACCAAGAGCATCATCAGCCTCCAGATTAGGGTAACGAACAGTTTTGTAATGCTTGGCGCACCATTCCAGAAGGCGTTTGTATCCTACCGGTTTGCGCTTGGTTCTTTTACCCTTGTAGTCAGGAGACAGGCTCTTGCGGAAGTTCTTGGTATCAGAGAAGTAGAGGGTGATGTGGTCGCTGTCGAACCGCTTTCGGAGGTTGTCAAGCTCACCCTCAAAGATCTCAAGAACGATCCGGAAGTTGCTAGCAATGGTGATCAGATCATCACCCCAATCCAACTCGATCTCTGCTGATTGGCAGGCTCGATAGGCAAAGAAGTCAGCATCAACCCTAAGATGGGTATCAGTGACATTCTGCCCACGAAGCTCCTTCTTTTGCTTCAGACGCGAGGGGGACGCGGAGTTTGTAGTATTCCCCCGCTTGGACGATCGACCATTCGAGTTGGAACTTGGCATCATTAACTAGGTGTGGTTGAACAGCAAGCTGTATTTCGTCGTGGATCCATCCGAGCCATTGGAAGTCAATGTCCCATGTGTAGCCAAGTTGATGTACCATTTGTTGATAAGCAATGGCGTTCCATCTCTTGCAAACAATGGCACCAGCTGATTGAAGTAGGTAGTTGAGGGCTGCGTGTTTCTTTCCTTGGAGGCGGATGGGACGACCATCAAGACCCCTGAGGACATCTGATTCTGCCCTCTTATTGACTGCCTTGAGGAGTTGATCAAGGCCAGGAATGGCCTCAAGGAACTTCTTGCGGATGTCCTTACCGAGCAGAGCAGCCTTCTTTTCATCCAAGGACTTATCCAAGGATGCCCCGATCTTACGATCAGATGCTCCGTAGATGAAGGCATAGGTCAGTGTCTTGACATCCTTTCTGGAGCAGCCAACCCGATCAGCATTCTGTTGATGAATGTCTCCATTGACAACAACATCTGCGAAGGCACCTGCGTCATAAAAAGCAAGGTAGTGGCCAAGCATACGCAGCTCAAGTCCAGAAGCATCCGCACCAACCTGACGCATACCTTTGCCAGGGCCAAACAGCTCGCGGCAACGAGGGTCAGAAGAAGTCTGGCCCAGATTAGGACGGCTGTGAGCATTCCTACCCGTGTTCGTGGCAAGCTGGCAAGTGTGATGGATACGACCATCCTTGGTAACCATCTTAAGCCACGCATTGGCTCCGTCACTGAGCTGACCAAGAGCTTTTTGAAGTTCCAAGATCCGTCCAAATGTATCGGCCTCCATTGTTCCGATGGATTGTAGAATTCCTTCATCGATCTTTGGTCGTCCGGTCTCAGTGAATACCTCAGGTTTCCAGTCCCTCCAGGTCATGAAGGCCCAGCCGATGTGGTCGCGGCTTGTGGGATTGAACTCCTTGAGCTTTGTAAACGGTGCGTCCTTGATGTACCCCCGTGTTGCGTTGGGACGCTTAGGAGTCATCTGTCCTCCATCCACATAAGGGAAGGTGGCACGCATCTGATCAGCAAGCTGGTCCATTTCTGTTCTGAGAACGGACTCTAGTTGCTGTGCCTTCTTGACATCAAAGGGCCATCCAGAGGTTTCCTGCTCGGCCATGATGGCTGCCACGTCGTGTTCCAGTTGAATGGAATCTTCGAACTTGTTCAGCTTATCAGAGAACAACTGAAACAGGGTCATACAAACGTGGACATCCTGTTCGCAGTAGTCCTCCATCTCCTTTGACCATTCTGACCAGTCCGTTGTCTTGGCGAACTGACCTTTGTAGTCACCGAGGCGATAGCCCCAGGATTCAAGAGAGTGTCTGCCAAACAATTTGCTCGGCATTCCGATCGGCTTCTTGCGGAAGTCTCTGGAAAGAATGTCCGGAAAGAACATCCGACTCAGAATCAAGGTATCTCTCACCAATCCTCTAGGGTTGAAGAATGGGTAGAGACCTTGAATGACTGGGATGTCAAAGCCAACGATGTTGTGTCCAATCAGTTCATCCGCTTCTTCCAGGAGGGTAACTCCAGTAGTAACGGACTCTGATGTTCCGGTATCGTTGTATCGAAAGACCTGATTGGTATCAAGATCTTTGGCAACAATACAGTGGATATGACTCAACCCTTGCCGAGGAAGTCCATTTGTTTCAATGTCAAAAAGGAGCCTCATGTACGCTCTCGTCAATGGTGGTGGCGAAGTCTGATAGTTCGAAGCTATCAAAGGCGGACTTCATGTCCTTATGGTTGCGTGTTTCATTAAAGGCCAGGCCTGTTGCGCCATTAACGATGGTTCTCTCTGAGAATCCTACATAAGTCAGAATCTTTTCAAAGACATTGAACCACTGTATGACGGTAAAGTCGGCAGCATCAAAGGAAAGTGTGAAGTCATGGTCAGGATAGTCATCAAGCCCATGCTTCTGAGAAATAGAAATGTTGACCTTGGTGGAATAATCAATCATGACCAGAATCCAGGTTGTTCGGCTTCAAGGGCAGTTTGCGTGGCGGCGTCGGGCTTTCCACACTCCGTACAAAAGTAGCCTTGCGGATACTCCTCAGAGTAGAAAAAGGATTCAGAACCGCAGGAACAAAGATCATTAGAAGTCAGAGTAGTCATCAGGAACGTTAGAGGGGGACTTGGTTAGTTGAGTGATGGTGGTTTCAATCATCCTTCCGGTGTCGCCATCAAAGGATACGGCACCAGCAGGACCAGTCTTGCCGTTGAATCGATTCTTCAGAACTCTTATGTTGGATGTGCTGTCTCCTGCTGATAGGTTTCGCTCAAGAGCAATCACCATGTCAGAAAGTTGCACGATGCTATGTGATCCACGAAGGTGACCAAGGCTGACCTGTGCTCCATCTTCGTGACCCTTGTCGTTTTGTGGACGCTTGAGGTGACTGATCAGAATCATACCAATGCCTGTCTCCTCCACAAAGGAACGGAGCTTGGTCATCGTTAAGTCAATCAGTTTCCTTTCATCATGGGAATCATTGCCACTCATCAAGATTGAGAGGTGATCGAGGATGATCCACCCAACCTCCTTGGCGAGTGCCATGAATCGACAGTCGGAAAGAATTGCATCAGGGTCCACAGAACCAAAACCATCTCGCAGATAAACCCTACCGGTACCGAGCGATGCTTCGAACGCTGCCTTGAGATCATCTGTTGGAAGTTCATTGTTGAGGTGAAGGGGTCGGTTGGCCTTGACGGACATCAAGCGAAGAGCAGTCCGTTGGAGACTCTCTTCCAGGGCAATATAGCCCACGCTTTGATCCTGGTCAACCAACCTCTGGGCTACCTCTCCACAGAATGTGGACTTACCAACTCCTGATCCGGCAGTAACCGTAACCAGCTCGCCTCTGCGAAGTCCTCCGGTGATGGAGTTGAGATCAGAGAAAGGCCAGTCAGCGTCTCTACCATGAAGGGGACGAGTGGCCAGATCGAAAAGTTCACGCCCATCAATGACGGTCTTTGGTGAGTAGGGTTTCTTGTTCCATAGGGCCTGCCTGATGGCGTCGTTGTCCTTAGCAATCAGGGCCTCGTTGGCATCCTTGTAGGGGCTGGTTCTGGCAATGAAGAGCCGATCGTGTGGAAAGAGACTCGCACAGTCTTGTGCTGCTTGGATTCCGGCATCATCATTGTCAAAGAGGAGGATGATCTCCTCGAACCCCATCAGCCACTTGAGCTGGTGCTGGAGGGCACGCTTGGCGCCCTGAGCTCCATTGGGAACGGAGACCACCGGCCAGCTGTTGCGGACCTGAAAGACACTGAGACAATCGAACTCACCCTCCGTGATAACAATGGACTTACCCTGTCCCCAGAGCTGTTGTCCAAAGAGAGTGTGGTCTTCGTTCTTTCCTACCCACCGAAAATCCTTTTCAACATCACGAGCTTTATACGCAATGAGCTGTCCAGATTGTGAGTAGTAGGGAAACTGAATAACCTTCGAATCCCTATCAAGGCGAACGTTGAATTTGCGGCAGGTTTCTTCAAGGAGGTTTCTGGTCCGAAGGGGAACGATGTCCCCAGTTAGTTCCATGATGCGACGACTGCTGTGGGGGCGGGTGATTGGATTGTCTGAGCCGGCGTCCCAGTGACCGCAGGAGAAGCAATACGAATGACCATCAGTGTAGAGGCCATTGGCATCGCTACTCCCGCAAACTGGACAGGGCTCATGCCTCACGAACTCTGATTCGGAGTCATGCTGTCGAACCATTCGATGGGAAGGTCGTAGGAAGGGGCCCACAAAAACCCGTGCTTCTCTGCCCACTGAGCGTAGGTAGTCTTGCTGGTCTTTGTGAGCGTATTGTATGGGGCTTGGAACACCAGACGAATGTCCCGATCGGGGTTCTGTTTCTTGACGGCAAGCATCTTCCTTCGATCCTCAGGCTTGAAGTAGCCCTTGGCTTCAAGGATAATACCATTCGGCAAGATAAAGTCTGGGGTATACACAGCTGAAACGGTGTAATTGAGACGGAGTGTCTCATACTCAAACGACTGTCCGTTAAGTTCGAGCCACCGGGCCAGCCTCTCTTCAAGTCGGCTCCGGTACTTTGGCATCAGAACGGAAGATCGTCGTCTTCGTAATCAGAGGGACCAGGACCGGGGTCTTCGGAGGGTTCAAAAGCAGGGCTATCAGTCTTGAATCCATCCGTCTTGCCAAAGAGAGCTGCCACTTTAGCTTCATCCAGCCCGCCGCTGTCAGAGCCTCCAGAGCTAACCAACTTGAGAATTTGAGCCCCTCGTACCTTGAGGGAACATCCAACCTTAGTGCCAAAAGCGTAGGGGCGAAGATCAATGATTAGTTTGACAACAGTACCCTTCCAGATCTGTGTTTCAAGATCAATGGGTACGCCATCGGTGTCCACCCAGGGGAACATAGGAGACGAAGCATCTCCACCGTAGGAGTACTTAACAAGTCCCTCCTCGTCCCACTTGGGAAGCTCTTCCAGGCAACGCTTTCCTCCAAGTTCGCTCTTCTTCAGGGCAACACCCTTTTGAAATGCTTTGTCGAACTTAGGCAGGTCCTCTTCAGAGATGCGGAAGCTGATGGTACAGTTGTTGAACTTTCCAGCAGGCTTCAACGCATTGATGTAACCTTCAAGCGTTGTGGTGATGATGAAACGGCCTTCAGACACAAGTAAATAGCGATGGGACATTAACGAGTTGTTGATCAGTCTTCGGTGGAAGGAAGACCCTCAAGCTCAATGTTATCGATCAGGCTTTCCAGATCCTCTTCAGCAAAGCCTTCGTTGACGATGTCGTAGCCAACCTCATAGGCAGCCAGACAACCATTAACACCAAGACCTTTGGAAGCAGCGATCACAAAAGCAGCATCACCCAGAAGCTCACCAAGATACTCAAAGAAGTGTTGGTCATCGCAGGACTTGTTCTCCTCATATTCCGCATAAAGAAACTCAACAACATGGGGGTTGAATCCAGTCAGCTCAATGGCTTCGTTGATGATCTCTTGTGTTGGAGTCTGTTCGGTCATGGGATTAGCAAAAGAAGTAAGCGGAGTTCTGAACATCATTGATGTCCAGGGTGTTTTGCATGACACTTTCGTCAAACTCTGCTCCAAGTGATTCCGACCACTCTTTCAGGATCGGCCTTGAATAGATCTCAACGAACTTGTCTCGTATGGCAGTGGCCATCTGTTCCATGTCGCAGGACCTGCCAAGAATACAGTCGTGGA